ATAGCCACCCTTCTCTCCATCACGTAAACTTACCTTAAGTGCTTCGCAACGTATTCCTGTCATGTTACTAATAATAGTTGCAGGAACATTACCACCTCGTGTAATGCCTACAATATAGTCAGGACGCCAATCGTCCTTGTACATCTGATTTATAATACTTTGACACATATTTTCTACGTCAGTCCAAGTATAATAATGCTTCTTAACCATAGTTTCTCCTAATTTGTAATACGTCTTGATTACCTTGTTGAACAATTATTCCAGTACCGTTGCCTTTACCTGCCTCAACAAATTTAAGTGCAGGAACAAATCTTGCAGTGTTTCTAAATCCTGTAGCACTATGATTAATGCTACTCTTAAAGAAACAGAACCTGCCTGGTATTGGTGCGATACTTAACACCAATGGATCTGTGTTTCCTTGTATATCTTGAAGTTTATATCCATCAAGATCATCTTTAGTAATATAGAACTTTGTTTCTCCTTTATCATCAGGCTTCCATGATGTATTGCAGTAATAAAGCAATGTCCAATCACAATCATCTTTGTGATAGTATGCATCTTCGCCTGTTGCAAAAAAGTTTAAGTTACTTCTACGGTATTCTAATCCTTCAAGGTCTTTTAGTTTTTCATTAACTACGTTCCATAAAGTTTGCCATGAATGAGTAGGCTCAAAGTCAAAGCATTGTAATCCTGTAGGTGGTTGATCTGGATTGTCTCTCGTACCCCACTTAAACGGAACATCTTGAATATTCTTTTCAAGAGCACCTATAGTATTAGGTGTAAACACGTTATCGTATGTTATTATAAGTCCGCCAAAGTAAGATGTTCTATCCAATGTTATTCTCCCGTTCGTTCAAGTATTCTTCATTATGAACCCATCTGTAACCTGCATTGGCCCATTCATTACCTGAGTTACCATATACGAAACGTACAAATCCCCATTCCTTTTCTTTACGTCCCATATAAAAAATACTCCAACAAGGTATTTCATTTCCATCTTCGTCTTTAGCAAGTTCTAACCAATGTAAGTCATCTGCTTTTCTAAAACGGAAACTACCAGGTCCACGCCATACTTTTGTTGAACCAACGACAGCACCTTCCTGTGAATGTATTGGAATGTGTTCCCAATATCCACCTTTAATAATAAATGCTCCCCAATTCCAAGGATGATCATGCAATGTAGGTTCATCACTTACAAGAACCTTATGCAATGTAATATTGAAAGGAAACTTCTTTCTATCTTTTAGAAACAAGTAGTAACGAACAAGATATGGTATCTTGCCTGTTCTATCTGTAATAACTCGGCGTCTTCCGAGCATGTCCATTATTTTAGAAAGGAAGTTCATCTTTATAATCGTCTTTCACTAAATTGTATACTTCTAAAAATTTTTCATATTGTATTTTTAAAGCAGGATATTGTTTAATCATTTCTTGTACTTTGTATTCGCTTGGCCATGTTTCTTCTTTGTATGATGTGCCTGCAAAGTCAGTGTTAATTGTTAATGGAGTAGTACCGTCTTGACCATCTAAGTCTGAAATGTCAAATGTGTATGTTGGTGTTTCACTCACTATACCGCCAACTGTTTCACCACTGTATGTAAGTGTATAATCAGTGCTATCATCGTCCATCATTATCTCCAATAGTTTTATATAATGCTTTTCCTGAAAAGAACTCGCCTTTCAGTTTATTAACTTGTTGTTGTACTTTTAGCAAGTACTTGTCATAGTTCTCAACATAATCTGTAATAAGATTCATTACTTTTTGTTTATGTTTTTTGTAACTATCTAAGTCTTGTGTCCATTCACTTGGATATAAAAACTCTGGCAATGCCATTTCACTGTAACTTAATCTATCTGGCATCATTGGCAATGCATCTACAAGAGCACCTTCATACCAACTAATACCTAATGTTTCTTGTAAGTTAGCACTAAACACAACCTTTGCTTCACCTAATAAATTATGATATTCATTTTTAGTAAGTTCACGTTCTTGACAAATAACAAATTCGTATTGTGTCATGCTTTCTTTTAAATCTCTAAATATATCAACTTGCTTCTCTGGAGCAATTCTATGCGGAAACAAAATCATGTTTTTCTTTGTCATGCCTTTGTACTGTGCAAAACTATTTGCCAAGTACTCCATAGGCCAACCTACTATGTTTGACTTTGTTAATAATGTTGGAAAACTTTGTATATACAGTTGTTTATGAAACTCTGTTGCAAAAAAATTATTATCATAGCATTCATACATACTACGTTCTGCACTTCTACACCAATCAGCATCACCAATTAATCTTCCTAAGAAGTCTTGTGGATCATAACTGCCGGCGTGCCACATACCACCTACCTTAATCTTAACACCAAGTAATTCAGCCATATACTTTAATTGTATTACAGTTGGATTCCAAGCATCTGTGTATAGGAAGTAGTCGCCATCTTTAATTTCACCATTAGCAAATAGTCTGCTAATTTCTAACATTTGCTGAGACTTATAATTGTTAGTCCCTGCAAAGTTAAGGAATGCCCCAGGCGTTGTAGCCTGAGGCACTTCTCCGCCACTAATAACAACTACCTCAGAATTAGTTGCACGTTTCATTTGCTTTGGAAGATGTTCCTTCCACTGCTTTGTGTAACGTGTATCAACTGCTTCAATGTCTACGATGTAAATTGTCATTAGTGTCTCCTTATTTTAGTGCATACTTCTTTTGAAGTTGTTTCAACAATAGTCCGTATGCTGGTAGGAATACAATTAAGCCTACTGCAATTTTGAGTACAGTTTGTGATCCTGCAATCTCAACCCAGTTAGCCGCCATGTATTCATCTGCCGAGTTATTAAATGCGACAGCAAAGAACGTATACGTGTCAATGATGTTCGCCGCGATAGTAGATACCGCAGGTGCTAACCACCAATTCTTTGTAAACGCTTCTCTAATGTATTGGAATACATATACATCAAGCATTGTACCAATAGCATAAGCCGTTGCCGAAGCAAAACCAATACGCATTGCTACTGATTGTGGTGCTCCTTCTGCAAGTACAACTGCAATGGATCCAATGATTGCCAATGGATACGCCGCCGCGATTGTTGATCTTGCAATATTTTTTCCAAGTAGTCTAACAGTCAAGTCCGTTGCTATTACAACTAATGGGAAAGTAAATGCCGCCCACGTTAGTTTCACACCTGCAATTTCTACAGGGATTGCCACCAACGCATTTGAAACAGTGATCACGATAACGTGAAGTGCCACTAATTTCATCAGCATACTTTTATCTACGTCTTTGAACATTTAAGTCCTCCTATACATCTTCTTTTTATTTGGCTTGTACTTAGGCTTCTTGCCTTGAGTGAACAAAACGTATGTTCTCCAAGCCTCGCTTTTGTTGTTATAAAGATCACGTTCGTCAAAGCGATAAGAACGTCCGTAACCCGTTACCCAAGAAGTCTTTGAACAAAAGTCCTTGAATTTCTCGAGATCAGTGAACACCTGCTCATAGGCTTCACGATTAAATTTGAGTGACATCGCATTTTTCCTCTATCTTGCATACTCAATATGGGCACCGTTTTCTCCATCTTCACTTACGTCAATATGGACTTCACGGCCTGGGTGTTTAGCATTGATCTCTTTGTAAAGATCATCTGCCATCATTTCACAACTCTTATAATCTAACTCTAATGTTTTCTCCTCATAAAGTTTTTCTAACCATCTTTTAAATTGTATAAACTCGATATCTCTATCATTGTGTGTAACTGTGATTGCTACCTTAAAATGAAAGATGTGTCTGTGTGGATATCCTAAGAAACTAACATCATACTCATCACCTGTTGCAAGTGCTGGATCATCTAATGCCGCCGGATACTTGTGAATACCTTCCTTACGGAAAGTTACCCAAATCATTCGTTTTGCTGTATTCATAATTCTTGCCTTGTTGTCTTTATCTGATTGTTCTTTAATTAACTGATCTGTCATACTCATATTATAAAGCCTTTCGCCTCATTTGTCAATGGTTTTTCTTGATTTATTTTGGTTACCAAGTCATCGAATACGTTCAAAATATAATCTGTTTCGACTTTCTTAGTTTCATAAAAACTACAAAATTTAATTGTAGTTGTCGAGTATTGCCAAATACCGCAGTTATTTAGGAATGCTCGAATTTCGTTTAGTGTCTTTACGTCTCTACCTTTGTCCATTTTACAATTTAAGAAACTGTTTTTATATGATACATCAAAAGTTTCTACCTGTTCAAGTATCTCTGCAAGTTGTACCAAAAATTTTGTAACTTGATTTGTTACGTTAAACATCAATTTATTTTTATCACAGTATTCAAGTGCGGCCACTACCGCAGTTGCTCCTACAGGATCTTGGCTACGTGAGTTACCAACTGCTATAGGCAATGCCCAACCTGTGTCTGTTGGCTTTGAAATCTTATCATACATCTCTTTTGAAAGGCAAGTGATTGCAAAAGAACTAAATCCACCTGCAAGTGCTTTACCAAAACAAGCAATGTCAGGTTGTAAATTACGTTCCATGCTATGTGCGAAACTACCAAATCTATACATACCTGTAAATATTTCGTCAGCAATAATTTTATAATCGTATTTGAATTTACCTTGTTTAATTTTCTTAATAAGTTCGTCGGACATTTCACTAACACCGTTAAACCAACTTACAGTATCACACAATACGGCACAAATGTTTCCTTGGTGTTTTTCTAATACAGTTGTAAAGTCATCATCATAAAAGTCTACATACTCTACATCAGGAAGGTGTGTACTCCAACCTCTGTAATCACTCATTGCCCAACCACTTAAACTTCCGCTATGGAAACTTCCTTTACGTACAAGTACTTTGTTTTTCTTTTTATTGTTGTAGTATTGGAAACAAAACTTTAGTGCATTGTCTGTTGCATCACTTCCGCTATGTGCTGGAATGAATGCAAAATAATCTGGAAGTTTCTTTTGTAATATATCTTCTAACTTTGTCCATATCTCAGGTTTAGCATTCCAATCGTTGCTTGGCCAAACTCTATGTGCATGAGAAATATGATATTGTATGTATTCGTTGTTAAAGCCTAATACGTTGCAACCTTTACCTGCACTAATGTCATAGTAGTTCTTTCCTTCCGAATCAATAAACCTTCCGTTAAAACTCGTAACAGTAGGCATTGTGTCAGTTGGATCGCAAAAACTATGCAGTAGTTTCATTTAGTCCTCCGAGGGGCTATCGTCGCCGTACTTTGACCAATCTGTAAATTTATCCCATTGTAGTAACGGGTGAACTTGATGTACCCATACACCTGGATTAGAATGATCAAAATCAGCATCGTCAATCTTAATACAAGCATTGTAGTTAAGTTGTTTTACGTATGGTAGTTTAACACTAATCATACTAATAAAATTATGTCTTTCATTGTAACCTGTTTCAAGTACCCAGTCATGATACTTTGCATCATAGTCAAGTGTTACAAGATATTTCTTGTCAAGCAATCCAAACACAAGATCGTCCCAACTTTCTTTAGGAACAAAACTATGATTAGCACCTAAGTAAATATGATCTACTACGTGTTTCTTTGCTTGTGCTAATACATCTTCTAATGGTTGACAACCTGTAACAAACAATGTGTCCATACCTTCAGCAGGAGTTTTTTCAACTTCATAACCTGTAAAGTAGATTACATCATCTTTTACGCCATCTGCATATTGTCTTTCCATATTATTCCTCTGTAAATAAATTGCCAAACTGTGTTTGTGCGTTTACTGTTTTCTTTCCTGTTGCGCCACGTGTTCCAATAATTGACATCCAGAACTTACTATAATGTTCAATTACTGCGTTCGCTTCATCTCTGCTGTCTGTTGCAAATATTGCCTCCACAACATCTCTAAAAAATAACCTGTCGAACCGTTCCTCCACAAGCATGTTCGGAATGACTCCATTGTCGTATTGTCTATTTGCTTCTTGTACTGCATTAATATGACTCCATACATTATGACCCATCTGGATCGCATATGAAAAACTATCCCAAGATGTTTTTCCTTCTTTGCCTATTTTGTTCAAGTCACCTTGTGCATACTTACAAATGTCTTGTGCAGTTAGTCCTGTTGTAATAGGCGAATCTTTAAAACTTGTATGCTTACCTTCTCTAACAAATGCTTGACTGAATGGCGTTGTATCAGTTGCTAATCCTTTATCATCAATGCTTGGTACCATTCTGTAAACCCATTTCTTACGATCTAATGTTTCAAGTTCACAATAAATTTGTCCATTAGCAGTTGCTAAGAAAGGACTTGCACAATCAAACGTAATCATAAAGTTTGGATTATGATACTTACGTACTGCTCTTTGTATATCTGTAAGTAGTGTTGCCCACTCTAATTTACTTGTACCTAAGAAGTGCATTACATCATGTACGCCTTTCTCAAGTAGTCCATCAAATCTAAGTGCAACAAGTCTTTTAAGAACAAGATGAATATCACACATATTCTGTCCACCCATACTCCAACCATTAAAGTGTGTGCCTGGATACTTAACTGGATCACAATAGTCTTTCATTTGCTGATACCAATCTTCTGCGTCAGCATGATTTTCACCTTGTAATACATTTAAGAATTTACAAGCACCACTTCTATGTTTCATAAAGTAGTCATTGTTAATACGTGTAGCATTAACGGCATCTTGATAATTGTCAATTCCAGTTGCTTTAGCACCTTCGGGAGACCGTGCTACCCAAGCCGGAATATCAAGTATCATTCCATAGTCCATATATGCGTCCATCCATCTAAGAACTTGTTCACGTTTCTTTTGTGCTTTAGGACAATTAGGATTCTTCCAATCGCCTTCCCACACACCTTTACCTATCTGGAAACCACCACTGTCACCTAACAACCAAGAAGTGTTACGATCTCTATCTCGTACCATATCTTCTTTGGGTGCGTCCTTGTTAATATCAAGTTCGGCGTGACCTGCGGAATACAAACTCCATTGATACTCAAACAACGACTTACTCGGATTAAGCCAGTTCATGCTCTCAACACCATTTGTAAAGTGTTTAGGTATACGATTATATTCTACGTACTCCTCACGTCTTTGCTTACCTACAAAGGTTGCAAAGAAGCCACTCAGTGCTGGCAAGAAAGTTGCGTAATCTTTTTGTGCAGTTGTTAAGTTAGTATTCAATTAAATGTCCGTCCTTACAATATGTTTTCTAAGGGCTCTAACAAGTTCTTCGATCTTGTCTACTACAGATATCATATCTTTGTCTGTAATATACTTTTGTTTCTCTCTCAACTTGTCATACTCCTTAAGTGGTATGGTTACTGTGCTACCTTCATTTTCAAACGATCTATCGTCATCTCTTTCATCAACACTTGTCATAAAGTCCTTATTTTGTTTGAGCTGGAAGAATATAATTATATTCTGCTAATCCAGAATCAACGGTTAATTGCATTGCACCTTGATCTGAAATACTCATTGTTACTTTGCCGTCCAAGTTCAAGATTGCTTGTACTTGTGCTACAGGCCATGCCCATGCATGTTTCAAACTACCTGTTACATCTGTTTGGAATACAAACGAACCTGCGTGTTGTGAAGCATCACCGAAACTAAACACAAGGTTAGTACCTTCTGTTCTTACTGTAAATACAGTTTCTTCTGCGTGTGCCATGCTCTGAAACTTCATTCTTTGAATTGAAGCCATGCTTGGTTCTACAACAACGTCCCACGATGCACCTTTAAACTTTACAGTTTTAAGTTTCTCATCAATGATTTGTTTATTCATAAACCTATAATCATTTTCAAAGTCACCTGCTTCGTTCTCAAAGTGAATATGAGTTGGAACAGTTTCACCATTGCGTTCTGCTTGTTCAACACTAACTTTTGCGTTAGTTTGATACTCAGGACACTTAAGGTGTAATGCTAATTTGTCTAAGTTAGGCATACCAAATGTACCAGCAAATTCTGCCACTGGGTTTTTAGTCTGCGAACTTAAAATTACAGATCTATCTTCTGCCATCGATTCAATAGTAGTATCTGCTTCGCTCGTTACTTTTACAATGTTAAGAAATCCTAACGAATGTGTATGAGCAACGATATCTTGTAAAATGTCTTTCATGTTTTTTAGTCTCCTATTTTAACTATTATACTTACAAAATTATGATTTGTCAAGTGCTTTTTCCTGGCTGACGAATTCTAATGCATCAATTTTTGATTTCCAACCAATTGATGATAAATGACTAATGTCTGCGACATTGTCTTTACGTTCATGCTCGTCACCGTTTCTTTCTTCATAATTTTCTAAGCCTACTGCTTTGCAGTAATCCGATAAAGGTCTTGACGTACCCGTTCCTACATCAATTACTCCTGTTAAATCACTTTCTAACAATTGAGTAACTGCTCTACACACATCAGATATATGTATAAAATCTCTTTTATGATCTACATTAATAAATGTAACTTCATTGTTTAATAATTTTGGTACAAACATATAGTCTCTACCTGCTCCACCAATTACAGTTGTAAATCTCATACCTAAACTATCCTCAGGTGCAATACGTTCTACAACATATTTTGACATTGCATATGGATTTCTTTGTGGCTCTTTTGCAGTGCTTGAACTTGCATATAAGATCCTTGCATTTGGAAATGCTTTAAACAATCTATTTGATGCAACAACATTATTATCAAAATATTCTTGCGGAACTTCAAGGCTTTTTCTTACACCACTCATTGCCGCTAAATGAACTACTGCATCTACTTGATAATTTAACTCACAGTCAAGTAAGTCATTGCCAGACTTAATGTCAATTGGTATTACGGTATGCATACCTGCCCAATACTTCTTAAGTACTGAACCTATCATTCCGTCACTACCTGTTAGTAATATTCTCATTATGTTATTTCCTCCTCGATGTATCTTTTTAATTCATGGTCTTGTACATCGTTTGGTATATTATTTTTATAAAAGATCTGATAACTATCCGAACCATACTTGCCTACGCCATATAGTTTAGTAGCATCTTCTCCGTCCCAATTTAAAAAGTCTTTTGACATTTGTCTAATTGTGTTTTCACGTCTATTATAAAAGCCTAAACTCTTAATAACTTCTATTACAGTTTTCCTATCGCTTTTTAAATACTTTTGTGGAGTAGGCCATTTGTCAAAGAACTCTGGTAATACTCTTTTAACCTGTACCCTACCTGTTTGATTCAAACAAATAACACCTACAAAGTGTTGCCATAAGTTAGCAACCTGTTGTTGTACCATTAAATCAGGATCCATTATTTTCATTTATTCTTCCTCATAAAAAAATACATCATAACCTTTGCCACGTGTGTCGCCACCGCCGTTATCAAGTTCATGTTCTCCATATGTTACACGTTCTAATATTTCTTCGTCATTGGGCATTGTGCTTGAATAAAACTTAAACTTATTAATATCAAACTTTTCGCCTCTCAAATGTAACATACCATCATAGAACGTACCTTTCTCATGACTAATCATTTGTGCATAATGTCCTTTAGGAATACTATATCCTTTGTCATCAATATCATGTTCGCAAGTTACATTATCAAAGAAATCGTAAAACTCTCCGTCATAGTGTTCTTTTATAGTTTGTGCAGAATAACCTTCACCTGATACTTCTTCAATCATTAATTTACAATTACCAATGCTACCACCATACCAATGACTTTGTTCATTAGGTGGTTCATGCCATTCACTATGCCCTTCACTATCTTGATCCCAAAGAAAGTCTGCTTCTTGAGGCATATCATGTTGCTGTCTAAATTCTTCAGCACCACTCATATATTCTGAGGCATAGATATCGTTTTCATTCTCATTTGCTTTCCACCAATCATGACACTTTTTTGTTATAGGACACCATGACATTTCTGCACCATATCCATAAAGCGATACACGAAAGTACCTATCAGGATTTTTAATATTTTCAATAAGTTCTTGTTTTTCTTCTGTAGTAGCCATTACCTTGCTTTCGTAATATTAAAATGCTTATAAGTTTGTTGTACACACTTTGCTTGATAATAACAGTCAGCAAGTGCATTGTGCAATTCTTCTTGTATTGCTTTACGTGGATCACTTGGCATAAGTGCAAACAATGTTCTGCTATCTCTAATTTGCCAATAGTTCCATGGAGTAGGCTTACCAATATTTTTATACAAGTTTTGTAGTATTGCATAATCAAATAAAGGACCTTGACACCATAAGTAATCAAGTCCTACACACCATTTGTTTAATTGCTTTGTTAGTGTGTCCATGTTTACTCTTTCATGGTCACCAAATGCTTCATCACGTATTTCAGGCTTTTGTTTGCCCCACCATTCAAGTGTATTGTCATCTATTGTACGTCCATACTTTTCACTTTGTTCTTCTATGTCAAGTCTTAGATACAAAGGTTGATGTGGCTCTGCATTAGTTGTAGGATCAAACTTAACTGCGCCAAGTGTTATGATTACACTATCTGGTTCTACACCAAGTGTTTCTAAATCTATCATTCCATGTGTTGCCATTATTCTTCACCTCCAAAGTCAAACAAGTTGTTAAATGTATTCTTTTGTTTTGTACTTTCTAAGTCATAGTTTAGCGGACCAATCAAGTTACCCAACTTGTTATCAATGATTGTTTCTTCCATAGCATCACCATCGAATGGTAGTTCCTTAAACCATTCTGGCAAGTGTAATTCATCTACAGGATATGCTACACTTGTATAACCCATTGGATTCTGTTTTAGTTTACAAACAATAACTTTCATACCATCTACAATCTCTTGACTGTATTTGTCACTGTTCATACGTTTTAATGTGTTCCAGTTAATACTTGCTCGAACGTGTCCGGGCATATTTGCTTTGCCTTGTTTCTGTTCAAGTTTCTGATAATGTCCAATCTTGTTTGCACGTTTCGGACTACCTTTTTCATGTCCTGGACGACTCTTAAAGTCTGTTCTAAATTCTGCAATGCTGTCAAGTATTTCATCTTCTGTGCCTTTTTGTAATACTTTAAGCAGTACTTCGCTCAAGAAGTCTTGCATAAACACAGGAGTATCAGAACGTTTTAGATCAAGACCCATTGCTTTTACTTTGCCTGGCTTACCATCTACATCACGTCTTGTACCTTCATCATCATACACAAGAATTGCATAACGTTTCTTTGTAATAAACAATCCGCTTTCGCCAACAATCTCTCTACCTGCCGCGATAACATCTGATCTGCTCTTTGGACAATGGAAAGTATCTAACATAAACTTACCAAATGATTTGTTTGCTTCATCACAAACTTGTTCATATAGTTGTACTACACTTTCTTTAGTCCAAGGAATACTACCTTTATCTATTTCGTCTTTTAGTATTGGATATGCACTAAAGTACACAGAGTCTGTGTCTCCGTAAATTATACTCTTACCTACGTAATTGTATTCACCTGTAATAACTTTGTTTACTTCTGCACTCATGTGTTTAACAATTTGTCTACCTGTTAGTGTTGTACTTTGACCAATACGTCCATCAAAGAATCTACAACCAGGATTAAGAATAGCACCATATAAACTATTTAGGTTAATCTTCTTAACAAGTTGTCTTTTATCCCAAAATTCTATTTCTGCTTTGTTCTCTGCGGCCAATGCCTTTTTCTTCATAGCCTGCATTTCTTTACGTTCACTGTACCAACGTTTAAGTAGTCCAGGAATAACACCTTCAAACTCTGTTGTAAAGATTGTACCGTTAGCACTGATCATCCACGGCTTGTTGCTATTAAAGATAACTTCATGTATTTGTGCACCACTCATTACGTCTGACTCGCCATTCTCCCAGTCAACTGTAATGCTGATGTCTCTACGTTTTTCCATGACAGCATCAAACTCGATAGTACCGAATCTACCTTCCCAGGCCGCGGCAAAACTCTTTTTCTTTAGACCCATTTGTTCACCAACATATTTGTTAGTGTGTTCTGGACGAAGTTGTCCTATAACAGTTGCTGGATCCATATTCAAACTTCTAATAACAGATGGATACAGTGAATTCAAGTCCATTGATCCAATCCATTCATGTACGCCTACCTTAGGATATGCAACATAGGCACCCGCCGCTGGCTCTGAGCCTGGCTCACGTTTTATTCTATTAGGAACTTGTTGTCCACGTCTGTGTGCTTCATTAATAATTGCTTGTTCTGTAACTGCGACAGCACCCATAGTGGTCTGTAGCAAAACAGTATTTGCATGAGCAAGTTCGTTACTAAGATCAATAAACCTTAGTTTTTTGTCCAACTTGTCCAGTAGTGCAACGTCTTGTCTGTTGTACTCAATGAACGTTCTGAAGTCATTGTTATAAAGGGCATCGAGTGTACCTTCGTACACAGTTTTCGTTTCGCCAACTTCCATTTCACCAATGGCATCAAGTCTGTAAGTGTGTCTTTCTTCATACGTATATTTACGATATAATTCCAAACTATCTAAATGCACTCTACCTATTAGGTCATAGGTTTCTTGTTGTCTACCAAACTTTTCATATTCTCTTTTCTTAGGAAACTGATCAAACAAACAAAAACGTCTTGTGTCATCTTTGCTTAATACTTTTGCTACACGGTTAACAGTATATGGAATATCATAACCTTCACTGTTCCAACCTGTAATAATATCACTGTCTTGTATTAGATCAAGGAATGTTTTTAACATATCTCTTTCATCTGCAAACAAGTGTGTGTTAGGGAATTCTTTACATTGCTCTTGTGCTTCTTCCATTGTAAGTGTCTTAGGCGGTACTGCAAGTGTTACAAGTGTATCAAGCCACTGTAGGTGTACGGAAATAGCAGTAATAGGCATAAACGGATCACTTGGATCAGCGAAGCCTCGCTCTGGATCATAGTCTGTCTCAATATCAAAAAATGCTACGTTTAGTTTAGGAGCATCTTGATTAAGATAGTTTTCACTTAAACATTGAAAGATAGGATTAATATCGCTTTCAAACAATTTCTTGTTTTTATTAATTGCTTGTTCTTTACGAAAGTCTTTTGTATTCTTGGATACAATTCTACTTAATGGATCACCGTAAATACTTCTGTACTTACCTCGTTGATCTTCATAATAGAAAGTATATTTTACAGGGTATTCAGCAAACTGACGTTTGCCGTCTTTTCGTTCTACAACACGAATAATATCTGCGTTGCGATCAAAGTGTGCGTCTACATAACTCATTCATTCTCCTCTTGTCCTTTGCGGCGGACATATACCAATTGTTTCGTTTATTGGCCGAAAAAACCATCTTGTATAAGACCTGCAATATATATTATTGTAAGTCCTGCGTTTAAAATAATCAACGACTTTTCTTTCCAAAGTACTCCAACAAGTACCCAAATACTATTTGCAATAGTAAATGCGTAACTATACCAAGGATACATATTGAAAGCGGCCATTGTTGCGGCTATCAATAATACTGTTGTCCCTGTCCATGCTAACCATTGATATGGTTTAACCTGTATATCGTTTGTTTCTAAAGTACTCATCTGCGTTTTGTGCCTTGTCATCTATCCAAATATCGTAGTGTGGTTTGTGAAATCTAACACTTGTATATTCTACTCCCCACTCTTCTAATTGCCTAACTGTAAACTGTGACCAATCTTTGTGCGAGTTTGCACCCCGAGCAGTCCAATAGTGTACCTCATTGCCTTGTGCCAAAAGTTCATTAAAATACTTAATTCGCTCTTTATTGGGAACACTATTTTCATAATTACTGTTAACAGTATAACATATAGTCCCGTCGATGTCAACCATATATTTCAATATTTTGACTCCTTAGGTTCTTCAAAAAAGTGTTTGTCACCCATTGCTTCTCGTATCTTTCTGAATATCATATTATGCGGATATGTTTTGTAATAATCCGTTTGGTATAGTTTTTCGCTTGCCTTTTTAGTTTCTGTAATCTTTTGTATAATGAATAGCCTAATTGTTGGATCGTTTAGTTCATTTTTATAATGATCATAATTATATTCAATAAACAACAAATCCCTGTCTACAAAGTATTGTGTTTTACACAAACCAATTAAATCTTGTCCTTCATTTCTATCTTGAACTCCATGCAATACAATTAACAATCCGTGTAAGTTATCTTCATAAGGAAAGTTAATCATGTGCTTCATGATATCCATATATTGGTCTGTGTGAATTACTGGTACTTTCGAACTGTATGCCCAAGGACATCTTGCCACTGAGCCATCTGTTGGTTGAGATAATTCTTTAAGGTGTATCTCTAACCAATCATCAATTCGTTTTTTATCTTCTTCTAATACCATTAGTACCAACCTGCGGCTACTCCGTATCCAAATATATTAACGCATACGAACCAACCTGTTATTAACATTACCCAAGCGGCACCTCTACGATAAGATGCATAGCATTGTGTTGTACTACCAACAAAAAATGCAGGATAAACTAATAACATATTAGGTTCTTTGGCTGTTATTGCCAGCGTCATACTTGCGCCGACTGTAAAAATAAAACTGACAAGTTCGAATGAAAATGCAATCTTATCTGATTTGTAACTGTTAATCCAAAAGTCTTTTATCTTTTGCATTACTTGTCTTTGCCGACTGTGACAACAAGTGTTTCAAGATCATCAAATTCATCAGCAACTTTATGCCAATCTTGTTTGTGTGCAATCTTAATTGCCTTGTTGATCAATGCAGGCTTAATGTCTAATTCTTGAGCAACTGCTTTTACAGTTTCTCTTAGACCTTCTTGCAAGTCTTCGACTTCTCTAAGAACAGTAGCACCTTCATTTACCAATCTTTCAAGTTTGGCTTTTTCGTCACCACCATAAGTTCTGTCTGACATAAATCATCTCCTAAGTTTAAATTATGTTTTATATTATATATTCGTTAGATACAGAAGTCAACTGTTAATGTGACTACGTGTCCAAAGTTTCGTCTTTTGATTTGTATGCCCAATCGTCAGTGTGTCCTACTGACCATTTTGGTGTGTTTTCAACTGTGTAGTTTTGAGTACATACTTTGAAGTCTGGTGTTAGTCTGTTTGGATTTACAAGGCTTTGGTCTGTGAATACAGTTCTATTATTTGGTTGTGCGGCAAACTGTCCGTTGTCTAATTTAATAACATTAAACGTCTTATGCTCTGGATCGTGTTCGCTAAAATTAATATCAAGTGTTGAGTGTTGTGCATGACACGTATCAAGTGTAAACATATATTCGCCTTTGTGCATCTTTCTGTCCTTGCCAAAAAACTCACAATCGCATAGTAAAGGTTTTTTAATTAGTGTAATGTCGTAATCAAAACAATCCCATATTTGTAATGTGTCTAAAGGAAGTTGATCTTCTGGATTGAAATCTTCTTTCCATACAAATGCTGAGATAGGAAGTTTGTCATACAATGCTCCATACTCTGTTAGCAGTGTTTCAAAATATAATGCTTTGGATTGAATGCTTCTTATTGAGATCCATACACCTGGAGTAAGTTCTCCGTGGCCCTTCTGGTGATCATATAGATACTCTTTTTTAACATATACTTCTACAGGTGGTAGGTTATGTACTAAGAAAGCCATATGGATCCTCTGTTAAATTTGTTACTGAGTATTTATATGAAAGTGTTAGAGTGGAAGGTAGTTTAGTGAACTACATCTTAACGCAGTTGTCCACAGTTTTACCACCTTTTTTCTTTGTACCCATTCGCTTGTAGCCTTTCCAGCATACCTTGCCGTCAACGCCTTTTTGCTTTTCTTCTGGGAGTGTAGTGTAACTTGGATTACCACATTCTGAACAGTTAGACTTTTCAGCAAGTTTGCTTTCAAGTACTTGTGCTAAAGATTCTTTGTAATCTTTTTTCTTTTCGTCTTTAGTATCTTTACCATTCTTCTTTGCTAATGCGTCAATAGCCGCTTGTGGCATTTTGCCTTCTTTAGCAACGTCTTCTTTTTTCTTTTTGCTACCACGATCGTGATTGTATTTTTCTGTAGTTTGTTTTGCTTCTTGAACTTCGTCAAACTTTTGCTCGTAGTCCATATGGTGATAAACTGAACCCATATAGTCTGCGGCTTTAGTAATTTTTGATTGCACCCAACCTTCAAGTCCTTCACGCTCTTCTACGCCTTTAAGCATCTCGTGCATCTTAATTGCATACTTGGCAATCTTGTATAGTTCTGCACGTGCCATTTGCACTTCGTGATCTGATTCAGCCTTGTAGGCTAAATCTGCTAAACCTTCTTTAAGTTGTTTTGCTTTCATAATAGTATTTACCTTCTAACTGTTGCTCCGCCCATCAAATTATCTTTGATATCAAGAGCGTTTTCTGCTGTACCGTCTGCCTTTTTCTTCTGTGGTGCTTTAGGTAATCCTTTTGAGTCTTTAGGTCTTTGACCTTTTGCTTGAGCAGGGTTGGCTACTGATGCAATATTACCAGCGGAAGTTGCTCCTGCTGTTGCAAATTCGTTAATACCTGCAAGTTTTTTTAATTCTTCTGAGTATGCTGTTTGTGGAGTACTTGCTTTAGAAACTATACCTGCAAGTTGCTTAATAGCATCTACTTCAGCATCTTCTTTGTATCCTTTATCTTTTCCTTCTTTGTCTAACTCGTACTTCTTTTTCATTAACTCTTTTTTAAGTTCATCGTCTTTGTGCGTGTTAGGATCCATTTGGATATCTTGTAGTGCTTTTTTCTTTGCTTGGTAATCATCTTTGTTTTTAGCCATGTCTTCTTGTGCAACATCTTCTGCCGGAGCCGCACCTTTTTCTGCTTGTTTAACAAGCATCATAAATTTTTGTCTTAGTTGTTGATTACCTAAAATAGTAGTTAACTGTTTTGCAAATGGAGCAATCTGTTTAGAAAGT